ATCGAAAGTGTGTAGATGCTGCGCACGTAGTACGGCTGCTTGCCTTTGTCTTCATCGAATACTGCCAGCTCGGTAGGCAGCTCGAACAGGAATTGTACTTTGCGCTTTTTGCCGGGATAGTTACCGCCCTGCTCGGTGGTTCCAAGGTCAATGATTTGATAGCAGCGTGCAGGGTAGCTGCCTTCGGGTGCGATTTGGCGGTTCGATTGTCCGCCGATTGGGGCTGTTAGTGCCATGATATAAGTGTTTAAGGGTTTAATTGTTAAAGGTTGTCTGATTCCATTGAGTGAATTAAATCGCGGTTGATGCCATCGATTACGCTGGTGAACCTATCGATGTATTCAGCGCGTGTAAGCGGCTCGAATAATCGATGTTCAGCTGGTACGCCTTCGGCTTGTTCGCGATGGTATTTACGCGCCATATTTGCCGCGCCTGAATCGCAGCGTGTGTGGATGCCCTTTTGGCATCCGTGTGAAACGAGCAAGGTCATTACACCGCTGAGGTGATCGTAATGGTAGAACTCTGTGCGCTCGTAGTTTTGGAATAGTGTTGATGTGTCCATCTGTATAAAGATTTAAGTGTTTAAGAGGTTACTTGATTACTTCGATTACTTGGTAGGTTTCAGCATCGATTATTACGGCTGATACTTCAACGATTAGTGGGTATTGCGCTGCCTTTGCTTTTGCGATTGGAAGCTCGGAGAGGTCGGTGTTTGGTACCTCGAGTTCGTAAGCGATGAAATCGTTCATCGTTTCGTGCCAAATTAGGTTCATGCCTGACTTGGTGATTGCGGTAATTTGTGTGATTGTGTTCATGGTGTAAGTGTTTAAGGGTTTGAAAGTTTAAGGTGAATGGGCGGTGGTTAGCCGCCCGTTGGGTTTAGTTAAATGACCAAGAGACAAGGGTTAAAATAGTATTGTGCTGTTGGTTTCCACGTTCTAAAATCCAATTATTTAAGTTTTTACGTTGCTCATTTTCACCTTTAAGCTCCCAGCAATATTCTCCGTTAGAATATGCGTTAGTTGCGTCGATTGTTCTGCTAACTGTTTCGCCTGTTAGTTCGTCAATCATTTGAAGTGTTACTGTTGTCATGGTGTAAGTGTTTAATTGTTTAACACTGCAAACATACAACTATTCTTTGAACCTGCAATACGTGAACAAAGAAAAATGCAATTATTTTTTGCCTTAACTTACAACTCGCTGATTTACAACGCGCTTATTTTTGCGCTCGCACAATCGCAGCTCCTACGATCACACCGAATCCGAACTTGGCCGCGCCAGTTTGCCACCATTTTTTTGGCGGCTCGGCCACGATTATGTTGCTCATGCCGGTAACGGTCACGTAAGGGTTGTCAATGCCAAGCCGAACCACCTTATCACGCTTACGCGATAAGAAGCCCTTACGCAGCGTATCTCCGATTGCAACGGTATAAGATACCGGAATAATAATTGAGTCCAACTGAAGACGCCCCAAGCGGTTAATCGAGCCACCTATCTCGAGCCACTTACCGGGCCTGTGGAAGTAACGCGGAAGGCGAAGGTGCGGAAAGCTATCAATATACACGGTCTCACCAAGTTCGAATTGCGTTACCACCTTTGTCCGCGTTTGGTACCTTACCACCACTTCAGGCTCACGCAGCTCTAAGGCTCTAAGCTTGGTGCCTGCCGCTGCCAGCTGCACACCTTGGGAGTACATCTTTGCGCTGTCTCTCGCAATGCGCACAGCGTACTCATTATTCAGCGAATCGAGGTACATGGCATTGCTTTCTGCTTCGCTTAATGCCGCGCAAGTTCTCATTAATAGCAGCAATAAGAATAGGCATATTGCTAACAGGCTTAAGGTGCTGATGTTGCTTTGCTGCATTTGATTAGTTCATTAAGTCGTTTAAGGTAGGTGCTCTTATCGCGCAGCTCGTTGAGCAATATATCACCCGCCACCTTGATCGGCATCGACTTCTCGGCTATATAAACCGACAGCACCTTTACAAGTCGCTCATCGCATTCACAATCGGTCGCTGGTAAGTTGCTCATAATTGCCGCGTTGCTTTTTTGACCAATAGCCGAATCACGCTATCGAGCTTATCCACGCTGTCCTCGAGCATCTTCATAACCCCATCGCGCTCTTGGTCGGTTGCCCAGCTGTGATCGTTGAGCATCTTTACCAAGCCGCCGATCGATGTCAATGGCTGGCGTAGCTCATGCGATAGGGTGAAACGAAACTCTTCCAGAAGCATCTTTTGCCGCTCATATTCGTGGCTGCTTATGGTAGTAACATCGACAAGCTGAATGCCGATAAAGTGAAACATATCGACAATGGCGTACACGTTCCACATGTTATACCGCTCGGAGCTTATCTTCTGCTTGGTCTTCGCATAAGCCCGAATCGGCTCGGGTGATTTGCTTTGCGCCTTGCGAATTGCAGATAGTAGCTCATCGCGGTCGCTGTCTTGCGCTGCGATGTCGAGTATGTTTACTGGCTTAATGTGGCTCGAATACTCTTTGAATAGCTCATTGCTTGTGACTATTCGCCCATCCTTATCTGTAATCACATAGAAGAGGTCAATACTTGACTCAAGGATGTGCAGCGATGCCATGCTGCAAAGATACGTTAAACTGAACGTAAATCACTCAAGAAAGCACGCCATGCAGGCACGCATCCGAGCGCATATTTGACCGTGAGCAACATCGTGAAGGTAAGCACGATGCCATTTGCGAGTATATCGTAATTCATAGGCGTTTGCATTTCCGGCTCATTTCTTACAGCGTGAGTTTTCGGGATGTAATACGTGGCTGCAGGGTACAAAGATACATCACACGGCTGAATAGTGTCGAATGCCGTTAATACTTTCGGCTTTGGCGGCTGTGCCATCACTGCCTGAAAGCTTTCGCGGTTGGCTTGCTGAAATGACGTGTCGGCTTCGGGCGCATGCCAGCTCATGGTATCGATGTTGAGCTTGCTGTGGCGCACTACCTTTATGGTATCTCTACGAATCTGTTGCATCGCTTTTGGCTTTTGGGATATATCCTGCGGCTATTAGTGCTGCAATGATGGCTGTTAATGTTTCGGCTGTTATCACTTTGAAGATTAGCAAAAAGATGGCCACCAGAATCATGAGCGAACCGATTGTGCTGCGCCAGTGCTTAACAATCACATCGAGAATCCGTCTTGGTTTGGTAGGTCTTTTTGCCATGCCTTAATATACGCGCAATGCCTTGCAGCGTTTGGGCAACGTGGGGCTAAAAATTACAAAGTGAGAAATAGAGATTTGCCTCATCCCTGCGCCTGTTGGTCAGCCCTTGCAGTGCTTTGCCGCCTGCCTTGTTCCACTTCAAAAACTCATCGAGGATGCTCGGGTCGGCATTGTTCACTTTGGCTTTCTTAAGCAGCGTAGATTTCACCAAAGCACCAGTGCCTACGTTATAGGCGAAGCACACAAGCGCATCGAATTGACATTGGTTAATGTTCGGTAGGTGCTTATTGACCGTTGCCTCAAATGGGTCGAGCGTTGAGAGTAGTAATTGCGTTGCTTCCTTTTCAGATGTGAGCTTTTCGCCCAGCATTACCTTCTTGCCGTTTGGGTAGCGTGTGCTTCCGTAGCCAATCGTTGGCACCCCTGCGGGGCATAGGTAGCTCGAGAGCCTCAATCCCTCGTACTTCTTAATCAGATTAAGCCCGAGAATTGAGGTGGAGCGCATTTAGATAACTAAATATTGAATATTTGCAACGAAGTCAATCGAATTACCTGCCGTAATAATATCGACTTCAAATGTAATTTGGTCGAATGTTGTATCGGCTGAAATAACATAATAGTCCAATTCGCTCAATGCGTTAGTTATTGGAGTAAGTACACCAAAGGCCTGTCGAGCATTTCCAAAATTAGATGAAACAGGCATTGATATATTGAACGAACCAGTATTTATACCGCCATCCATTTGAACGCTTAAATAATACGATATTGTTACTACGTTATTGACACGACTGTAAATGGCATCTCCAATAATAGTAACCGTGCAATCGTTTTCACCCGATGGAACTGGCGTGAATGTACCACTTTCAAACTGCGGCATCCCATCGTATAGGTTCTGCACCTCGATTTGCTTGCTCGTGTTGCTGCTTGTATCCACGATGTACATGATGTCATCGTTTGCTGCCGTTGCTAAGGTTGTTAGGTCGGTTACTTTTACGCCTGCCATGGTGGTTAGTTTTTACAAATTTACAAAGAATTTAGATAGGTAATTGCATCTTCTGAATTGTCAAATTGTTCGCCATTAAATGTGCTTGAAGTTGTGTTCAAACAATACACGCCTGCCTCACTTATAATGTGCAGACTTTGACTATCTATAAGCTCCCAATTAGGCTCGATTAATTGCGCATCAATTTCGCTATTGGCAACGGTAGAATAAAATTGAATCGATGTTTGTGTAATGTTTACGTTTGTCATTTGACTTCAATTTGGTAGTATGAAAGCACAGTCGAATCGCCTGCTGCACCGTTTTGAATTGCGAAAATTATATACTGGTTAACCGTCCAATCAATATTGGAGTTAGTTAATGTTGCATTACCAAATGTCGCATCGCTTGGGATTGATGCGTTAGCTTGTGATGTTTGCGTATTAGTTGAGCTTTTAACGATAGCTGTCCTATCTGACCCTAAATATGGTTGAGATATAGCCGCCGTTGCTATTGTCATTATAAGCGTAGGTGCAGGGCTTACAATTGAATCGGCTGTATTGGTGTAGACTCTTAATGTCATTATACCTGCCGTACCAGTTTTCCCAGCTCTCGCTTTAATCTCAATAATATTGCCGACCGTTATTGTGTTGGCAGGGATTAATACGCTGGTTACCCTTGTGTTTGATGTTGTTCCTGTTACCGCCGTTTGGTTGTTGAGGTCTTTGTAAATCAATGGCAGAATCGGAAATGCCGCAACGCTTCCATCCCCTCGCACATAGTCAGATGTCGTGCCTCCAAGAATAGTTGCAAGGCTTTGGTTCTTCCAAAGGTTCGGGCTGCCTGTTACATAGGTTAGTATGTCTTTATTTACAGGTGGCGTAGTGATTAAATCCACATCGTGAATCTCATCGAGTTCGTACCCATTCTGCACCCTTACATAAATCTGACCATTGCCGTTGTTAGCCTTTTCGACAACGCCAATATAAACCAAATGATTAGGCGCATAGGGCTTGGTCGCTGTTAAGCTGCCAGCCGTAGCTCCGAGGTATAGCGTATCACCTGCATTATAAGCTCCTGTATTAAGCCCATCGAGTACTCCTTGCACGCAGATAAAGCCATTCTGCCCGCTTGTGATATTCTCCGCCGCAAGCCCGAAGGTCTTTGCGCTGGTAGGGTCGCCCGTGTTATCTGCTAACTTAACCGAAGCCTTGTTGCCTGAAGCTCCGAATAAGTACACCGCCTCGCCCTTGTTAATTGTAACGCTGTCGGCATTATGAACTAAGGCGTGCAGCGTTTGCCCGATTTGGCTCGTTACCGAACTTCCATTCATGTTATAAGCCAACGCCCCTGTATTACCTACGTATGCAATCTGACCGCTTCCCGGTGAATTGGTAGGTGTCAGGCTAAACTCAACGGCATCTGCTGAAAGCTTATACGTGCCTAAGTCCACATCTTGCGTGGCTCCAGTATATGGCACATAGCCGCTAAGGCTTTGCGTGTTGTCAATGGTGAATGATGGATAGGTGCCGCTCACTGCGATGCCTGTGCCAGCCGTAAGCGATACCACCTGATCGGGCGCGGTATTCGTTACCACGTTTCCGGTAAGGTCGATTGCCGTGCCAGCGGTTAGCGCATCTTGCTTTGCATTAAATGTAGTCCAATCTGCCGAATCGAGGAAGCCATCGGTTGAGCCGTTTGCTTGTGGAATGCTTATGTTAGGGTTCGCACCACCGCTCGAAGCAATCGGAGCTGTGGCAGTTACCGAATTGACAGCACCGCCACCACCGCCACCTACTGCCACAAGCGGGTCGGCTGGTGTGCCGTTGCCAGTGATTGTCACCCCATCCACAGCTACCGATGTGAGGCAAGGCTCACACGGCTCGAAGTCAGGCAATGGGATGTCACCAGTTGCGCAAGTGTCATAGCAGCCGTCTTCGCTCGATGTGCTTACATTCACATCCACATCGATTGCAACCGCCGCCCATTCATAATTCACAGGTAGGTATCTTATCTCGGTTGCATAACCGCTCGGCACCACCTCATAAGCGATTGCCCCGATTGCGGTCTTGAATTGCGGGTCAGTGCCGCTGATTAAGCGCAGCACTCGAGATGCTATCCAATCGTTTGCATCGGAAGCATCGCAAGGTAGATGGCTTTTGCGCACCATTGCATAGGCCGTCATCGAGAAGCGCGTCTCATAGATTGAGCGGCAACCAGCAAGCCTGAGCGAATCGTTTTTGGTAACCGTTGTCTTGCTTCGCTTCGCCCAAAATAGAGTGCCCTGCTTCGCATCGTAATCGGTCACAGGGATGGCCTGACCATTGCCGATGTAGAACGCCCATGCTTTGTCATTGCCTTCGCCTACAAGCTCGCTAAGGCCGTAAATCTTATCGAAGATATTGCCAACCTCAATGCGTTGGTTAAGCCTTTCGAGAATCGTAGAAAGTATATTCATTTGCTCATTGCGTTTATTATTTGTTGCACAAGCTCCGTTGCATGCTCTTCTAACATCGCTTCTTGCTCTTCAGCTGTTGGTTTGAATATCTCGCCGTATCCTTTGAATCTTTTACCATTGCCGAATTGAAGCCCTTGCGCTTTTTCCTTTTCCGATTCAGGCAATCCGATGCCAGCGGTTAATCCTTCCGTGATTACTTCTTGCGATAAGAATCCACCCTTAAGCCTGCCAGTTAATTCGAGCGGTAGCTTTCGTGAAGTTTCTTGCTTCAATTGCGCGTAGCCTTGTGGAAAGTAAAGCGATTCAATCGGTTCGCCACGCTTACCGACCTTAAACTTACTCGGGGCGTTAGTCAATGCCCTTGGGCTTATGTATAGCGGCTTGGTGCTGTATGGTTTGGTCGGTAGCTTTTCGCCCGCCGTATTTGTTCCACCAGTTGAGCCTGTTCCGAATATGCGTTTGAACATGATGCGCTTCAACTCACGAACTGGAGCATATAAAGGAGTAAACTTGGAAGTCCATCCGTTGTATAGGTCATCGAGGTTCTTTTGAATTTCGGCAGGTGTCGGCATGTTATGGTAACGCAGTTACGTACTTCATGTTTCGCTTGCAATCCCAGCAATGCGTGTCATCAGGCAAGCGCATGTTCTGAAGCATCGCGCCCATTTCTTCTGAATAGCGCGTTGCAGCGATGTCGCGAGCGGCCATGATTCCATCCATCAACTCGGCCTTGTTCTGCCCACGATTCACAATAACCGTTGTATTCACCCTTTGATTCGGGCTAATGGTTAGCGCATAGTTGTAAATCTCAACCGCCGTAGCATAGGCCAACGATAAGGCCATCGTTCCACCAATCGAGCAGAGCCATCCTTGGCGGTCGCAGTTCACATTATACGTGAGGCTCATGCCTGTGGTGTACTTACTGGAGCTTGAGGTTAGCACGTTCGTTCCATCCGTTGTGAGCTCGATGCCTATCGCATCCACGAATGGGCAAATATGCGCCTCACGAGCACCACCGCCACAGCTTGTGCAAGTGCCTTTCTTTGGCGTGAACTTAACCGTGTTCATGGTCGATTCATAAACAATAGCAATATCGAGCTTGCGCTTTGCCGAGGTGAAGGTCTTCCCGATGAACTGATCGAGCGCACCCTCTGAATAGGTAATCGTCTCAATCAGCTTTCCGGTTGTCATATCGAATATAAGCACCGGCACATTGGTATTCGTAGAGGCAATGGCGAGGTTAATATCCGCTAAGTAAAAGTTAAGGTATGCAATGGTATTAGGGTCAATCTTTAATCGGATGCCGCCATAGTTGCCAGCACCGAGCGCGGTCTGCACGTTTGAATAATTGGTCACCACCTGTCCAACGCGCTTGCTCTCGATGACCGTATCGCTTTTCATCATTGGACTGAGCTTGGTCAGCACATCCGATGAAAGCTTGCGCCATGCAAAGGCTCGTTTATCTTCGAACAGCTCAACGCCGTTGCGGTATTGGTCAGTGATTAATTGCCCGAGGAAGGTTTGGTTTATCCCAAGGTCATCGATGTAGAGCCCTGTCGATGGCTCAACGCCCTCGCAGTCTCTTAATCCAAGCAGTGATTCAATGCACATCGCTTAAGTTTTTACAAAGATAAAAAAAAGAGGGGTTGTTACACCCCTCATTCAGTGATTAGATTATCCAATCCGCTTTGGGTCAATAAGTCCTCATCGGCTTGCGTGAGTAAACTTAATGACCCGATTACGGGTTTACGATGCTAACGCAATTAACGTAGTTAACACCAGAGAACTTATCGCCAGCTTCGTAGATGTCCGTTGGAAGCGTTACAATCTTACCAGTTGTGGTTAACACAATTGACAAGTTACCGCAGTCATCCTTCATGGTCAAGTCGCAAGGCACTCCAGCTGGTGTGAACACCAAAGTCTTAGAGTAATTGCTACCAGCCACAGGCGTGATGCCAGTGTTCCAATCAGCAAGGTTGAATGATAACCACTGGATTGCTCCGGCAGTTGTAACCAATGCTGAGTTCTGGTCACCTTGCGCAGCCGCTAAACGAGAATCGTAAGCGAATCCGAAGCCGTTTTGCTGCGTGATTGCCAACAAATCCAAGCCGTACTGAGAGCAACAGCCAGCAGCCATAGCATTAGCGTAACGCTGCATTGCAGCACCGCCAAACGCCACAGGTGCGCCGGGATAGTTAGCCATGCGAGTTGCTTGCTGAATGTCCGCGATTGCAAATGGGTTCGGCTCAGTTGTGCCGTTCATCGTTGCAATCTCCAAGCAGTCACCAGTCACGGTGTAGAAGCCTTCAACATCAGTGCCCCACTTACCGATTTCAGCCACAGCCTGAACAGCGGCAGCCGAAGCCACCTTGCGGTCAAGCACATCCATCAAGCGCATAACGCTCTCAAGGACATAGCGGCTGTTTTCCTGACAATGGCGAGCGATGTCGGCAGCGTTGATAAGCTGCGAAGCAACGAATGTGTCAGTAGTATCAACCGTGTACGTGGTTGTTGAATCTCCGTAAGTGTTCTCTGAAGTACAGGTAAGGATGTCACCACCCTCGTTTACTTCGGTCTCAGGCAAACGCTGAATCCAACGAGCTTGTACGGTTTTTAATTTACCGCCGCCGGGTGCAACCTCAGTGCGGATTAGTTTTGAGTTTTCAGGCGAAAGCAAGAACTCTAAGAAAGGCAATTGCTCACGCTGACCAACTTCGATGAAGAGTTCGCTAAGTGACATCTGCACATTAGGACACTCCGATAGAATGCGAGAAATAGACATGATTAATGTAGTTTTGGAAGACCTTCCAATTACAAAGGCTGGAAGTTGCGCCTACTTTGCCGCGATAAGTTGCGGCTCACTACATCATAAGGTGGCGCAAAGGTAATAAAAAAAGCCTGCATTTCTGCAAGCTTTCTGCCTAAACTATTGGTATGAACGAATAAAGAACGAATGAGCTGCAATATACTAAGGCAAATCGATTTTACCAAAAAAAGGTTTATCGCTTACCGACCTTCGCCCCTCGCAGCTCCATAGCTGCCGAGCCCACCAATTCGCCGAGCCTTTCGGAGAAGGGATGCCATTACTACGAGCGCAGTAAGAATTGCCTGCATCCGTGCCGGGCTTAATCCGATAGCCTTCAGCACCAAAGTGAATCTCATTGCCGTCATCATCTACCGCTTTATACTTCTTACCAGCGCGATCAGATGCCGTAACATTGTAGCCCTCATATTCCGGCATAGGTCTCTTTCATTAGTTTGTTCTCGAGATACGTAAGCACAATCTCCAAGGCTTTGGTTAGCTCGGCAGGGCTTACCATTTCTGAAGTATTGCCTTGCCGCCAGTCTGCATGGTGCTTCAGTATCTTATACGCTTGCTTAACGGTCATTTGCTGAAGAATCTTGGGTTAACACCTTTGATGCGCTTATCTGCTTGGCTCTCGAGCGGTGGAATGATAGCCTGCCCAGCTCGAGCGATGCGCTGCCCTGCGGCTGGGTTCTTCTGAATGATGCCCGCAGCGGTTGCCTCTGCAAGTAGCACATCGGATAGGTTAAGGAATGCGCCTGCTTTCTCTTTTGATTTCAATCGCTCTCCGCTCTTCTTATCCTTTACGAATATATTGCCATCGTCTTCCAGGTCAATTGCGTACTTCTCTCCGATAGTAGCCTTAAAGCCTTTAATGGTAAACTCATTGACCGATGGGTCGAGCTTAATGGCCGACAGCTCACGCTCGAATGTGTGGCTTATCTTGCTTTGCTTCTGCTCCTCTGCCATCTTCTGCTTAAACTGCTCGAATTGATTGATGGCTTCTTGCCGTGCGGTGTCAACTTCGGTCAGTTTACGCTCGAGGCTTTTGTGCTTTTTCTCCCACTCCTTCACCAGCTCTTCGCTGCCTGACTTATCGGCTCGCTGTTGCCATTCTTCTTGCTGCTTCTCATAAGCCTCGCGAGCACGTTCAGATGCCATGCGCAGTACATCTTGCGCCTTCTTATCTTTGAAATCCTCTTCAGTGAGCGTAACTCCGAAGGGCTCAAATGCTCGTTTAGCAACGTGCGCAA